TCAAAAGATTGATGTTGGTGGTCTTTTTATTTCTAAAAAACTACTTAATAAAGACAGCAAAAGAAGTTGTCCAGTTTGTCACATTTATTCTTTTGATCTCAATGATGATTTATACATGAATCGTTTTGAATGTTGTAAAAAATGTTACATTCAATGGGTTGAGGGAAGAGAGGAAAGATGGAAAACAGGATGGAGGCCAAATGAAAATAACAGTAAGTCGTGAAGAGCTTAAACAAATAATCAAAGAAGAATGGGAACGCGAAATGCTTTTGGAAATGCATACCGAAGCTGAAGAGATGCCTGTACCAGAAGGCTACGACGAAACTGTTCAAGGTCAAGATCAAGAATTAGATTATGAAGGTTACATGTCAAAAAGTCAACTTTATAAGATTGGCGAAGCAGCATTAAAACTTCACGACATGATTCAAGATGGAGACAACCTACCAGAGTGGATGCAATCAAAAATTGCACAAGCTGAGCAAATGATTCAATCTGCATATAATGCATTTAAATACGATAAAGTAAGAGGTACTGTATAATGGCTACTACTCTTGAAATAATTCAAGGCATCGCACAAGCAGCAGCAAATGCTTATGATGGTTCACACGTTGGTAAATACAATGTTGGTGGTGAAGATAATAAAATAGGACTCCGCAGAGAAGAGGGTGATCCAATCCTTGATTCAAGAGTTATTGATGGCTTTAAAGTTAAATTTAAAGGAAACAAACTTTGTGTTAATTACCAAACTGAAATTTCTATGAAAGAAGTTCATAAAGGTGCAAAGTTTGAATCTGAAATGGAAGGCGTAATGGCTGACATTATAAAATTCTTAAAGAAAGAATACAAAACAATAACAGGTAATTCTCTTTCATTAAAACCAGTTGCAGAAGTAAACATTTTTGTTCAACCAGTTTCAAGATCAAGAACAGACCTTTCTATGTATCAAGAATTTGAAATCACATCTCTTGATAGTAAATCTGTTATTGCTGTAGGGCTTCCAAGTGAAGATACAACAAGAGAGATTACAAAGAAGTTTCTTTCTATGGGAAGAGAAAAAGCCAAGAAACCACAAAACGATAAAAGACCAGCAGAAAAGAAAAAAGACTAAAATGAAATGGCTGTTTACCGACCAACAAAACAACAAATACAATCTGAAATTTTAAAGTGTGGTAAAGATCCAGTTTATTTTTTAAATACATACGCTAAAATTTCTGACACACAAAAAGGTCCAATACCTTTTAGAACATTTGAATTTCAAGATCAAGTTCTAAAAGATATGAAGGACTATAGATTTAATGTAGTTTTAAAAGCAAGACAGTTAGGTCTTTCTACAATCGTTGCAGGTTACATTGCTTGGTTGATGCTATTTCATAGAGATAAAAACGTTCTTATCTTAGCAACCAAACTTTTATCAGCATCAAACTTAGTAAAGAAAGTTAAATACATTATTAAGAGTTTGCCAGATTGGCTGATGATTGCTGATGTGTCAATAGATAATAGAAACTCATTTGAACTTACAAACGGCTCACAAATCAAAGCCTCAGCAACTTCTGGCGATGCTGGTCGTTCTGAGGCTCTTTCTTTGCTTGTTCTGGACGAAGCAGCATTCATTGAGAACATGAAAGACCTTTGGACAGGTGTTTATCCTACAATGGCTACTGGTGGTCGTTGTATTGCTATTTCAACTCCAAATGGCGTAGGTAATTGGTTTCATCAAACTTACATCGATGCAGAAAGTGGAACAAACGATTTTCATCCAATAAAATTACATTGGACTGCTCACCCACAAAGAGATCAAGCTTGGTTTGAAAAAGAAACCAGAAACATGTCAAAAAGAGAAATTGCTCAAGAATACGAGTGTTCTTTTAATGCATCTGGTGAAACCGTTATTGAACCAGATGATTTGGAAAGATTACATTCAAATTATAAAGAACCAAAACACAGAACAAATTCAGATAGAAATTATTGGATTTGGAAAGAATTTAAATCAGACCGTTCTTACGTTCTTGTGGCAGACGTTGCAAGAGGTGATGGTAAAGATAATTCCGTATTCCACATAATTGATATTGATTCATTTGAACAAGTTGCAGAATACCAAGGAAAGTTAAGTACAGAAGATTTTGCTAATCTTCTAGTAACTGCTGGTAGGGAATACGGAAACTGTATGATTGTTGTAGAGAATAATAATCTTGGTTTCTCAGTAGTTGAAAAAATTATTGTAGCTAATTATCCAAACATTTATTATTCAACTAAAGGTTCTGGTGATTATGTAGATCAAGTAACCGCAGAGGGTACTTTAAATACAGTCCCAGGATTTACAACTTCACACAAATCAAGACCACTAATAATTGCAAAACTTGAAGAATTTATTAGAAATAAATCAGTAACAATAAATTCTTTAAGAACGATAAATGAATTAGATACTTTTATTTGGTCATTAGGTAGACCACAAGCAATGCAAGGATACAATGACGATTTAGTTATGTCACTTGCAATTGGTTGTTGGATTAAAGATACAGTATTCCAAACTAATCAAAGAGAGCTAGAATACCGAAAAGCTATGTTGACAAGTATCGTAAAAACTAATACAATGATAGATACAAAAATACCTGGTATGGCTGGCTACAATAAAGACCTATCAATTTCTGTAAACGAAGCAAAACAACAATACCAAAACTATTTCTGGGTTTATAAAGGATAAAAATGGCAGAACAAAATTTTAAGAACACAAAGAATCAAGACTCTGAATTATTTAAAAGATTAACTAAACTTTTCTCTGGTCCAATTGTTAACTACAATCAACCAGTTCAAAGCAGGTACAGACGTAACCAAATGGATAAATTTGGTCAAAAGTTTACATCTGCTGGTGGTTTAGAATTTAAGAAATCTGCCTATAATCCATACGAAAATTTCTCATCTAAAATGATGGCAAATCAAAATCGTGCTGACAGGTACATCGATTTTGATCAAATGGAATACATGCCAGAAATAGCATCTGCTCTAGACATTTATGCAGATGAAATGACAACATCTAATGAACTTAATAGCATGTTGAACATCAAATGTGCAAATGAAGAAATTAAATCTATTCTTAGCACATTGTACAATAAAACATTAAATCTTGATTCAAATCTTTTTAATTGGTGCCGTAACATGGTTAAGTACGGTGACCATTTTCTTTATTTGGACATTGACGAAAAACTAGGCATTAAATCTGCTCTAGGACTTCCAGCAAATCAAATTGAAAGAATGGAAGGCAAAGATCCATCAAATCCAAATTATGTTCAATTTCAATGGAACTCTGGTGGTTTAACTTTTGAAAATTGGCAAGTAGCACATTTTAGAATTCTTGGAAATGACAAGTATTCCCCATATGGTACATCCGTTTTAGATCCAGCAAGAAGAATCTGGAGACAACTTACATTGCTTGAAGATGCAATGATGGCTTATCGTATTACAAGATCGCCAGAAAGAAAAGTATTTTACATTGACGTTGGAAATGTTCCACCACAAGATGTAGAACAATACATGCAAAAAATTATGACTTCAATGAAGCGTAATCAGATTGTAGACCAAAATACTGGTCGTGTTGATTTACGTTATAATCCAATGTCCGTTGACGAGGATTACTTTATTCCTGTTCGTGGTGGACAAAATAATACAAAAATAGATGCACTTCCAGGTGGTCAATTTGCTTCTGCTATTGAAGACGTAAAATACCTTAGAGATAAGCTTTTTGCTGCTCTTAAAGTTCCTATGTCTTACCTTATTAGAGGTGAAGGTGCAACGGAAGATAAAGCAACTCTTGCTCAAAAAGACATTCGTTTTGCAAGAACTATCCAAAGACTTCAAAGAGTTGCAGTTGCAGAACTAGAAAAGATTGGTATCATTCACTTGTTCACTCTTGGCTATAGAGGGTCAGATTTAATTTCATTTAAACTTTCTTTGAACAATCCATCAAAGATTGCTGCTCTACAAGAACTTGAACATTGGAAAACAAAGTTTGACGTTGCTGGTGCAGCTACTGAAGGGTACTTCTCCAAACGTTGGATTGCTCAACACATCTTTGCATTATCAGACGAAGAATTCCTACGTATACAAAGAGAACAATACTTTGATCGTAAATTCTCAGCATCACTTGAAGCTGCTGGCGCACAACCACAAGGTGGTGCTGCTGGAGGTAGTGGAGGTGGTGGTTTAGGTCTTGGAGGACCAGAAGCTGGGCCAGAAGCAGGAGGCCCACCACCAGAAGGAGCGCCACCAGAAGGAGGAGCACCAGCACCAGAAGAAGGTGGAGGAGAAGCACCAGAAGCTCCAGAACCAACACCAGCAGCAGGAGAAGAAGGTGGAAGCACATTATTGGCAGCACCATCAAAGAGAAGAGATAGTAATGGTAAACCACAAACAACTACACCAGCTTCTAAAGGAAAGATGTATACACCAGCTAAATTTAGAGGTGGTGACAAGAGAGATCTTGGTGCTCACAAAAGACGCGATTTAGCTTCTGGCGGTGGATTTACTGCAAGTGGTAGTGACAAAAATGTAAACAAAGGAAAACACGAATTAGACTCATTGGTCAAAGATTTCCTTGGCATAAGAGAAAATAAAAACAATAATAACAATGAAGAAGAATTTGAACTATTTAGAATAGAACGTGAAACTCGTCAATTAATCGAAAGTCTGGAGTCTAAAAATAATGGAAAGAATAAAGCTTAAACATAATAAGAAAAGAAATACCGCTTTTCTTTTTGAGTCTTTAACAAAAGAGCTTACAAAAGCAATTGTTGCAAAAGATGAAAAAAGAAAAGCTCTTGTATTGTCAATAATAAAAGAACATTTTAAAAAAGGAACAGCTCTAGCAAGAGAGTTGGATGTTTATAAATCTCTTTATGAGTCCAGAGGGCTACCAAAAGAAACAGCAGAAAGAATGATTAATGAAGGCAAAAGAGTTTATTTTGGTCTTAATCAGCAACATATTTTTAATGATCAAACAAAAGTTATTAACGATGTAAACAAACAACTCGGCCCTGCTGTTTTTACAAACTTTATGTCAAACTATAAAGACCTTGCAACAATAGCACAAATATTTGATCAAGAAATTCCAATGAAGACAAGAGTTATTTTGGAACAGTTCTTGGTAGAAAGAATAGTAAGTGAAGATCAAACACAAACTCTTAAACCAATTGACAATATTGTTTATAAAGAATTCGTTAAGAAGTTTA